CATTGTCTTATCCATGTAGACAGGCGGGGGATTATATGGCGTCACGGGCCGTGCGCAGAGCACGAAAACAGCATGTAGCGACATTGAGTGCACAGGCGCACAGGAGCGAAGCGCAACGCACCATTACCACATTAGATCAAGTTGACGTGAATAAGATTGATAGGCTTACCGTACCGCAACTACGCCAAGCGGCTCAACTGTATGGGGCGAAACAGGAAGCGCGAAAAGCTCAGATAGTGCGGGCGGCGCAAGAGGATTATTATAACGTGCCGGTAATCCATGCGACGAAACTTGATAGGGAACTGGCATCGCGGCCGCTGATCTCGGATGCTGATATCGCGAGCGCCCCCATTAAACGGCAGAAAACATTACGACAGCAACAGCGGCGGCGTGTCGCGGCACGGGAAAAATTAGGACGCGCAAGAGAATATAACGCCTTGCGGCAAAGTCGAACCGTAGAGCAACAGCAATGGCGGGAACGGCATGGATTGGACGCGCCGAACCCTAACGTGATGAGTCACGCCCTGAGCGGTAGCCGAGAATTACGTGACATGCTCAACACTGTTAACGTGCTTAATAATCCCGATTTTGTTAAGGGGATGCCCGTTCAGACGCTGAAAAAAGAGTTAAAAGACGCTGCCAAGCGCGTGAAATCTCCGCGCGAGCGACAGCGTGACGAACTAAATAAGTTGTATAAGAAAGCTAAAAGAGAGAGAAGCAAGAAACGCACCAAGCAGAAGAAAACACAATTACAGTATTTGCGTTTTTTGCGACAAGCTCAGCTGAAAGGCGCGTTAGGAAAAGACGTGGCGCACCAATTCTCGCGGCTATCCAATAAGCAAGTACGATGGCTTATGAATAATACGTCGTTTGGTAAAGCTATTCGTAATTTTATCGGCAATTCCCCCGAACATCAATCATGGGAAGCTGTACGCAAAAATGCAAAAAACAAAAAATTTAAGTTCGTTTCTGAGAGTGAAACACAAAAAGCTAAGGCCAAAAAGCAAATATTAGACTTTTTTGAGATGGCAAAAAGGCATTAAATTGGAGCACTATTATATCATTGACGGGGATATTATAGCGGATATTGCGGGCAAAATTGAACCATTCGATTTGCGCAAAATAACTCGCATGATGATATCGGCTACGCAACCCAATATCATCTATTGTACGAGCGAAGACACCATATTATCGTGGATTGCCTCCATGATGTCACACGGTATCACGCTGAGCAATGGGCGTAAAAATTCGTACAGTGTGCTGTGTGGCACGAATCGCATTTTATATCATGCTACCTACCGCAATAGCGAGGGCGTGCCGACGCGCATGTTTTTGTTAAGTAACCTCCTCCGTACCACGTCGGCGCTTAAGCTTCAGCAATCCTATGGTGGGGATACGCCGCTGGAAGCGGGTGTGCGCGCTTTACGGTCCTGCACCGATCTTAATATCTCAGGCATGACTATCGGCGGTGCTGCCATGGCTGAGTATGCGAAAAATGGTGCGCAGTTTATGCGCAATTTTCCCGCCATTCCCGCCGAGTGGGAGAATGATATGCGCACCGGTTACCTTGGCGGCTATATTGCTTGCAAGCCGGGAACATATGAAAACGTGGTCGACTACGATTGCAATAGCATGTATCCGACGCAATTGCGTAATAGGCAGCTCCCCTATGGGGAGCCTGAGCCATATGACGGCGCATATGTTAATGATGAAGATATGCCGCGTCATATTGACGTCATGACGTTTCGGGCCGACGTGAAACGTGACGGCTACGCATTTTTGGGCGTCATGGACATGCTATCAGGCGATAGGGCAAGTAGCGTCACGTCCACGCGCGGCTATATTACTATGGCATTGACCGACATCGATCAGCAATTACTCTATGATAATTATGATGTGAGCGTGTATGAAGTTGAGCGCGGTTGGAAATTCAAGGCACAACGCGACATGTTTACCGATTACATAGACCACTGGTATGCGCTCAAGTCAACAAGCTCGGGGGCTAAGCGCAATATTGCTAAATTGATGCTCAATTCTCTTGTGGGGAAATTCGGGACCGTGCCGCGCGACAGTCTGTTAGAGCCGCGGTGGGGTAGTGAATCGGGCGAGCTATTATGGTCCATTAAGCATGAAACACCTAAAAATTCGCGCCACTATCTCCCCATTGCCATGTTTGTCAATGCGTACGCGCGACAAACATTAATAGCAGCATGTCGCGCCAATAGTCGCGTGGTCTCCATTAATACAGACGGGTTCGCGGTCGTGGGCGATGAGGTGCATGGCATTGACATCAGCCCCTCGCGGCTGGGGCGATGGAAAATTAAAGCACGATATAAACGATTAGTAATCCTCAACACCGGATGCTATCAGGGAGAGACGGAGGACGGGCGTATTAATCTTGTGTGCGCGGGCGTATCACGCTCCGCGCCGATACCATGGGATCAGTTCCGGCATGGTGGCACGTTTACCGATGATTATGGTCAGCAAATTGTGCTACACTGAGAGTGGTACAGAGCTAACACTCGTGACTGTATGTGAGAGTCGCGCGAATCAGCGATTGGGTCCGCCGCGCGGCTGAGGGCTGATAACCACTGTGCTACGCGAGATGTAACGGCTCTCATGCCATACGGACGTCGGGAGCGCGATTGCACCCGACGTCCACTACTATATATAAGGAGTAATGATGGCCGATACCACTGATACCACTACCGAGCCGACCGACGATAAGCCGCAGGACCACGTCGACACGCCTAACGATGATATTAACCCGGAGCCGGACGGTGGCGACGATACGCCCGCCGATGCTGGTGAGGATTACGGGGCGCAGATTCAGGCGTTGCGTGACGAAGTGTCGCAAGTCAAAGCCATGCTAGACGCTATGGGTATTGGACAAGGCGAAGTCGCGGAGCCGGAAGAACCCGCAGACGATAGACCACGCTCGTACGATGATTTATTCCGCGACGACGACGAGTGATACACTGTTAGAGGATAATTACCCACAATTATAGGAGACATGATGGCTGAGAGTCAGAATGGCGAACAGGTGCGGCCGCTGGTACAGGGTACGAACGCTGATATTATTAATCTTATTCGAGACGAGGCATCGCCCGAATTTCAGCGGCGTATCCCCGCCGCAACCAAGGCGACGATGCATGACACGCTGCAAACGCTCATGCGCTATGAGAGCGTGCGTAATGAGTTTTATGACGCGCTTGTTAATGAGATCGGCAACCGTAGCATTAATAGGCTGCGGTGGCAGAACCCACTGGCCGAGTTCAAACGCGCCGCCATGCAGTACGGGTCTACGCAGGAGGAAATCGCCGTAGGCATGGTCAACGCTCACGTCTACGACCCGAATAACGAATATTTGGGTGACGATATTTATGGCACCTATAAGGCTCCCATTAAGTCCGTTTTCCACACTGTTAATCGCGAAAACTGGTATCCGATCACCATTAATGAGTCTCAGGTCCGTAAGGCGTTCGAAAACGCCGATAGTGGACTGTCAATGCTGAATGCGGAAATCATGCAGTCCCCCGTCACGGCGGACAATAATGACGAATTTTTGTCGATGTGTAACCTCTTCCCCGAGTATGCGAACATGGGCGGGTATTGGAAGGTGCATGTCCCTACCGTTTCGCTTGACTCGGACGCGCAGGCGGCGGCACGACAGTTGCTGAAAAACGTGCGCGCCATGATTTACAAGCTGCCTATCAAGCCGTGGACTGAATACAATGCCGCGCATATGCCGTCGGTCGTGTCGCGAGACGATCTGATTCTCTTTACGACCCCCGAAGTTCATGCGGCGATGGATGTGGACGCGCTGGCCGCAGCGTTTGGCGTCGACTACATGGCCGCTAATGCTCGCATTTTTGATATTCCGTCCGAAATGTTTGGATTGGAAAAAGTTCAGGCTGTGCTTACCACCAAGCAATTTTTCTATGTTTGGGATTATCAGTATCTCACCACTACGAGCGGCATGAACCCGATCAGCCAAAACACGAACTATTTCCTGCATCATAAGGAGGCTATTTCGTTGTCTCCGTTTGCCCCGGCCGTACTGTTTTGGGAGGGTGACGGCTCGCTGGAAATCATTAAGGCGCTTGGCGATATTACTATTGACGCGCCGACCTTGCAGGTCGCGTTGCAAAAGTTTGGTAACCCGTCCGTTCAGCCGACCGACGTCAAGCGTGGCGGCGTAGTGCAGGTCGTGGCTAATGCCACGTCCTCTAATTTCCCCAACCTTAACAACGTTGGCGTGTCGTATAAGATTGTCGAAAATGGGGACGGTGTTGCCGGGGCCGTGCTCCCCACCGACTCGCAGTTTACGACTATCACGAACACTGGCGTGCTGCGCGTTGGTCTCGGTGAGACGGCGAGCACTATCACCGTTGAGGCTACGGTGTCGTATATTGACCCCGCAACCCCGGAAGTGGTGAAGAAGATTGCGAAGCGGCTTGCCGTGCCAGTGAGTGGCGACGGGTTGCTCGGATTGCAGTCCGGTTTCGTCACGGCCCTCACGGTGACGGCTCCTGCGACGCTCGGTATCGGTAAGGTTGGCCACGTGGTCGCTACGGCCACGCTCACTGATGGTCGGACGGCCGACGTGTCCGCACTAGTCACATGGTCGGTCGATAAGCCCGCCGTGGCCTCTATTGCTGTCGATGGCTCCATGACCGGACTTACTGCTGGCGATGTTGTGGCATCCGCCACGCTGTTTGCCGTGACTGCTCAGGCAGCGAAGACCACTGTCGCGTAACGCTTCGTGATATAATAGGACTCATTACATGGTAATGGGTCCTATTTTTTTATGACAGGAGCAGGATATGACCGAGCAGGATAACGGACTATCATGGGCATATTTCCCGCCTAACACGTCGTTTAAATTGTGTACCGTCCCGTGGGACATGTCGTATAGGGATATTGTAAAATTTGGTGACCATAAGGCGCAGGATGATTATTTTAACAATCTTCCCGGCGTAACTGTTTCTAATACGTCGGGCCATAGGTTTAACCAGCCGGTTAAGCTTAATATCCCGTTTAATAAAGCTAATCAATATAATTATATTATTGTCAAAAACGATTACCCGCAGGTAGAGCAACCGCGCTATTGGTATTATTTTATTCAAAATATTACTATGGTGAATCTGTATGTTTCACAGTTTAATATTATGTTGGACGTGGTGCAATCATTCCAGTTTGATGTAACTCTAGGTAATTGTTATGTTGAGCGCGGCCATATCGGTATCGCTAATGAGAATGCCGAGCAGGATGGGGGTCGCGCTTATCTTGATATTCCTGAGGGATTAGACACGGGTTCAGAGAGTCAAATAACCTCGCAATCGTATAATTATTTTATTAAAAACGGGACACGATTAGCAGACTCTACCGCCTCAATTGTTGTGCTGTCTACTGTCGATCTGAGCAATGACGCTGGTAGTGTTGATAATCCTAAAATATCGACAGCGTCGGGCGTGTCCATTAATAATATTCCCAACGGCATTAACATGTATCTCTTTAAAACCGTTACTGATTTTTTCGTGTTTATGAAAATGGGCGCTAACTATCCGTGGATTATGCAAAATATCCAAAAAATATATATGATACCTAACGATATTCAATTCTCAGGCAATCCGGGCCTCACCCGCACGGTACCGTTTGGAGTATCTACTGTTGACATTGAAATGTACACTATCCAAATGGGGCAGATCGATGTCGATAAAGATATCGCCACGGATGTTGATTTTAGAGACAATTTCATCATACCGGACCGGTATCGGAATCTGAAAAAGTTCAAAACATTCCCCTATGCGTGGATTGAAATAACGCTCATGAACGGCAATAGTGTTATCATCAGGCCGCAGGACATTTATCAGAATAATCTCACCTTGCATGAGGTGGCTTACTATGGTCCGCCAACGCCACGGGCCGCATTTTATGTGCGTTCGCTCCATGGGGGCGATAATGGTGGCGACGTGATGCGCGAAGAACGCGGCGAAATGCTCAACAGTACCATCGGTGTCGTAGATTATCCCTCGCTCGCCGTGGTCAATAACGCTGGGCAAATCTACCTCGCTTCCAATGCTCATAGCATTGACTATCAGAGGCAGACAGCTGACTGGAGCCAGCAGAAGACGTCCATGGGTATTAACAATGCGTATGCGCAAGCGCAATTGTCGGCCGGGTATGCGAATCAGCAGACTGGCTTGAGTAATCGTAATCGTAGCGCCATGGCGGGCATTAGCAATCAGTCTGCGACACGTTCGACAGATATTGCGCAGAATCAGGCCAATTTTGATTACGGTATGCAACAGTTGAACACTATCGGCGGGGGTGTGGCTAATGTGCTCGGCAACGCTGCTACCGGCAATATCGGTGGGGCGATTGGTGCCGCCGTAGGTGCCGGCATTGGCGCGTATGCCAATAATGCGACGTACAATCAAGGCAACCAGACACGTGCCGCCCAGCTCGGTAACACGGTAGATACGACCAACGCGCAGACCTCGCAGTCCAACAGTTACGCGAGTCAGCAAACGGGCTTAAGCAATCAGCAGGCATTGCAATTCGCGGACATGAACCGGAACATGGCCACGGCCGTGGCGTCAGGCGACTACGCCAACGCTATTGCTGGCATTAACGCGAAAATACAGGACACGGCATTGATGTCGCCGAGTGTGGCCGGACAAATGGGCGGTGACGTGCTCCTGTATGCGTCGAATAGGTGGCGTATTTGGCGGCGGTACCGTCAAATCATGCCCGCCGCCATGCGTGACATCGGCGAATATTGGCTCCGCTACGGCTACTATGTGCAGCGTTTTCTAAAGCCTCCAGCCTCATGGCAGACTATGGAGCATTTTACGTTTTGGAAAATGCACGAGTTGTATATCAGATCAAGCACATGCCCCGAGGAGTTTAAACTGTCTATTAAGGGCATTTTTGAGAAAGGCGTGACCGTGTGGAATAATCCCGATGACATTGGCGCTATTGATTATGCGGACAATGATCCATTGACGGGGGTACGATATTAATATGGCTAGCACAACTACTAAACGCACAATACGCAACGCTAGTCCCGCCTATCAGCAAGCAGTGGCAGCATTCCGCCCCACTGCCGGCATGAGCGACGGGGCCGTGCTCATGCAGTCGGCGCGTATCGACATGTATGCCAAACTGCTCAAATCGTTAGCCGTGTCCCGTTTCACGTGGCGGGGACTGCCGAACGGCATTGACTCGCGCTATCTCGAATTGATGCTATTGGAGCAGGGCATGGTGCTATTTTTCCCGGATATTCGTAAAAATATGCACCGGTTTATGGTCACGTCGGCATCATATCAAGGCAATGTTAATCCGTATTTTAACGCGACCGAATTCACGCCCGTGGCTAACAATTACAGCTACAAAACATTGACTTCTAAAGAGTGCGTGCCGATTTGGGATAATCTCATCAGGCAACCATTTAACGATATTATCACGTTATATGCGCAACGCTTGGCTATGGTCGATAGGGCGCTGGACGTGAATTTGGATAACATGAGCATCCCGCTTATCGTCACCGTCGAAGACGAGAACCAACGATTAACGCTAGAGAACATGATCAAGCAAAAACAGGACGGGGTCCCCGCTATTCTCGTCTATGGCGATGGCTTGGGGTCGCAATTCCAGTCGTTCCCTAACACCACCCCCTATTTGTCTGATAAATTGCTGTCGGATAAAGCGCAAATTTGGAATGAGTGCATGAGCTTTATGGGCATCCAAAACAGTAATACCGAGAAAAAAGAACGACTATTAACTGGGGAGGTCGCGGCTGGTTCGGAAAAAACAAATATTTTTAGATTGAGTTTTTTGAAAGCCCGCCAACAGGCGTGCGACACGATTAAACTATTATGGCCCGCACTGCATGACATTGGTGTGGACTGGTCGGACACTACAAGTGGCGGAATTTTAAACACGAATGAGGACGATAACGATGAATAATAGCGGAGCATATAGCGATCTCGCCATGCCCGAGTTTCACGCGGATTACACCACGCAATTAGGGCATCTCGTCGCACTCGGCTACGATAATGATGCGTCTCTCCATCTTGACAGATACCCTATTTTTGATGAGGCATACCGGAATAAGCTCAATAGAAAAATTATCGAGCACTATATTTTTAGGGAAATCGGCGTAGAAACACCGCAAATGTTTACGTTTAATTTGGGACGTAAAATGAACGAAATCATGCCCTATTATAATCAGTTGTATGTGTCCGAGCAGACCAAATTCGACCCGCTCCTCACTCAAGATTTGTACAATGATTCCAACCAAACGCAAACGTCGGAATCGAGTGCTAAGAGCAGCGCAGAACAGACGGGCAAAAACGACACTACTAGTGACACGACTACGAAAACTCATTCAAGCGCCACCACCGTGCACAGTGAATTCCCGCAAACTCGGCTCGCTGATTTCCTCCAGTATGCGACTAACGCAGATCAGACCAACTCGGATACCGACTCGAATACCACCGGGTCGCAGTCTGCGACCAGTTCAAGCAGTGGCAGCAATACCACTGATTTTACCCACCAGTCTGACTCGGGTAATGGTACCGTCCATAGTCACGGCTATGCGGGCATGAGCGGCGCACAGCTTATCACCGCATGGCGCTCAGCAATGCTTAACGTCGACATGATGATCATAGAGGAGCTGGCCCCGCTGTTTATGCGGATAGTGGGCACACCGTCGCGCATGACATGGCCGCGATATGGCGGCCCGGACGTGTATACTGGAGTAAGATTCTAAGCTCGAAAGGATTGCAATATGCTACCGAGTGAAACATTATGGCCTACGACACGGCCACCGGCTTTTAAGCGAGTCGGCTCAACTCAGCCGTTCAACTACCGTGACACGTTAACTTTGCTTGACTATGTTAATCAAGTAGTGGAGCATATCCAGTCCGTACAGTCGGATGTTGACGATGATATGGGTATTATTGACGGTGATGTGCAAACCATGCAGGATACCCTAGCGGGCATGTTGCTCGATATGGCTAACCTCCGCGATGAGCTTATCGACATGATTAAGCGAGCGGCGGCTAGCGATAATATTATGGTGTGGTCGGTGTATGGCCAGCAGGTCGCGCTCCAGCGGGCACTAGATGACATGTATGATGCCGACCGGACTTATGGGCTGTTTGTCTCCGATTTTGAACATCTCGAATTATCCCCCGCGCAGTTCGATGCGCTCGGTGTTAATCCGCGCGTTTTTGACTTGCATAGCACTGATAAGGTTAATACTGTTTCAGGCGACATTGCCCGTGACGATATCCTATGGCTTAAGGACTAATATCATGCCCAGTATGCAACATACCCCTAATTACGGCCTTACTCAATACGGGGCCAATGGTGACAAACTGTCGTTTATTGATGACTATAATCATGATATGAAGGTTATTGATTTGAAAATGAAGGCACTCGAAGATAAAATAATGCAGCTCCAAGCTGCGCAACACTAAGGATAGCCATCATGCCTAGCGCTAATAAAACACCGAATTATAATCTCACTCAATACAGCAATAATGGTAGCGACAAAATATCCGCGCTTAAAGATTATAACGAAGATATGTCGAAAATCGATATTGCTCTGAATGATAATGCGAACAACATTATCACTAAAGCCGATCAGTCCACTACCTACAGCAAAACCGACGTTGACAGTAAGCTCGCCACTAAAGCCAACGCGGGCACCACGTATAGCAAAACCGACGTTGACAGTAAGCTCGCCACTAAAGCCGACGCGGGCACCACGTATAGCAAAACCGACGTTGACAGTAAGC